ATACTGAGCAGGTTCTGTTATTTGCATTCCTTCAAATCCAAAATGATTACCATTTGTTTTTCTCATAATAGTTTCTAATGTTTTATACATTTCAGGCATTTTATTAAAAGGTATCCAACTAATGTGTGAAGTTCTAACCTTTGTATCTACTGTACCACCTTGTCCTCCACCTACTTGACCATTTTCAACGGGTTCAGATCTACCTGCATTTATAATTAACTGACATTGTTCTGGTGTAAATATTGGACTAGTTGTTTCAACAATCAACGACTTCCAACGTGGTTCTGTTATCATTGTGCTCCTCTATTGATGATTGGGTTATATAATACATCGCAGTTAGCTGCTAATGTTCGTCTAGTGTCATTTGTTCCATTAAATGGATATACACAATGTCTCATATCATAAGGAAATATATAAAAATCTCGGAGTTTCATGGGTGGTTCATAATCAACTTTAGCAAATTGACCATTAGCTGCGCCTAGTATTTGTAGCTTTCCATTTTGTGGAGCTTGTTCTGCTGAATATTCTACACCATAAGTATTTGGTAATTTTAAAACCATTACTGAAGACAAACCTGTAAATAAATTTCCTTGATGAACATGAACTGGATTATATTCATTAGACTTCATTTCATTCACCCAAATTGAATTTAAATGTGTTTGATATTGTCTTACATGATTGAATTCTAAATAATGATGAAACATTTCCATAAACCAATCTAAAACATTTTTAGGTAATTCATTATGTCTTTTCATTTTAGATTCATCTTCTCCATCATAAAATAGAGAATGTTCATTTTTAATCTTACCTACTAATTGTTTATTGGCTGGTTCTAACGTATTGAATTTTTGTTCATACGTTTGATTGATTGCATGAAATATATCTAAAGGAGTTTCATATCGTAGGATAGATTGTCCTAAAAATGTGAAATTGAAATTCATTATCTTTCTTTATTTTGATTCTTTTCCGTATTGTAGTTGTTCTTTTTTATCGTATTTTAATTCACCTGATTTTTTAACTCTCTCAATTGTTTCTAATTGACCAACCACATTAAATACTTCTGGTTGAGATGATCCTGAAGTTAATGTTTTTGCTTTGTTTAAATATACTTGATGATATGTTTCTAATTGATGTTCATTTACATTTTTATCATTAAATGTACCATCATTAAATTCTGCTTTTAATTTAGACCACATATTAATTTCTCTCATTCTATCTTTTGCAACTGCTTCCATACTAGCTTTAGAATATATCTTTTCATCTAAATCTATTTTATAATTTTCTAATTTATATTCATCGGTTTCAGTTTCTATTTTTTTAGTAAGCCATTTAATCTTTGCTTCATTACGTCTATAATCAAAAGACAACGACATTAAATTTTCTAAAAATACACTTTGTTCTCTAACACATTGCCAATATTTAGAAGCGTTATTTGGATAACGATTATCTTGAAGCACAGATATTCTAGCTTCTGTTTCAGTTCTAAATATTTGTTTTTTAGTCCACGTGTCTCGAAGTTCATCCACCATTCCTTTAAATGATTTTAAATCATTTGGTTCAAGTAGATTATTAAGGTGTGTTTCTTCTTGTTGTATAAGCTCTTTTATATCTCTCTTCTCTGTCATGAGATGTATATAAGCTATGTTAGATTAAATGTAAAGGGCTTACGAAGTTGTTATTGTTCTAACTTGTACTGCTTGTCCTGTCCATTCTTCTGTTAAATTAGTTGCTGGGGCAGGTGTGTCACCACCAGATGCTAAAGCAGCTGTTTGAGTACCTGCTCCTGCTATATTATTTCTTGCTTGTGCTAAACTAGGAACTGTTGTCCAACTTGTACCATTCCAAGATTCTGTAATTGACACTGGTCCTGTTGTATAACCTCCAAATGCTAAAGCTGATGCTTGAGATCCTGCTCCTGCACACATCCTTGAAGTATTTAAACTATTAACTGTTGTCCAAGACGTTCCATTCCATGATTCTGTTGCTGCAGTTGGTCCTGGATTATTACCACCAAAAAGTAAACCCGCTGTTTGAATTCCTGCACCTGCTGAATTATCTCTAGCTGTATTTACTGGATTTACAGATGTCCATGTTGATCCATTAAAAGATTCTGTTGCAGCTGGATAAGTTGATCCATTATTTCCTGTTGCTGCAATAGCTGCTGTTTGAATTCCAAAAACATATAAACCATATCTAGCTGTATTTAAACCAGTAGGATTATTAGTCCAAGTTGTACCATTAAATTTTTCTGTGGCTGTTGAACCAGCACCAGTATAACCACCAGCAGCCAAAGCCGCTGTTTGTGTTCCACAACCACCTATATGAAATCTACCTGTATTTAAATTTCCAGTAGATGTCCAAGATGTACCATTATATAATTGTGTTGTTGCTGTATTAGGATCTCCACCAAAAGTTACAGCTGATGTTTGTATACCTGCTGCACCTCCTGCTCTATTTGCAGTGACCATATTTCCACCACTTGCCCAAGCATTAGTTACAACATTCGCATAACCTTTTAAAAGATTCGTTGTTGAATTATACCAAATCTGACCTTCAGTCGGATTTGCTGGATCCGAGCTTACTATTAAAATATTCTGTCCTTGTATTCCTGTGTATGCTACCATTATGATACCGTTACTGTTCTAGTTACTGCTGCACCTGCACCTGTGAATTCTTCAGTTAAATTTGTAACACTTGGTGTTGATCCACCATAAACACACGCAGCACTTGATGGACTAGAATTAGCATTTCCCATTGTATATCTTGCTGTTGATAATGAAGTTTCAGAAGACCAAGCAGTTCCATTATAATTTTCAACATTTGTAATAGCATTAGAACCATTAAAACCTCCTATTGCCAAAGCTGCCGTTTGAATTCCAGTTCCCGCTAATCCCCACCTTCCAGTCGCTAATGATCCCCCAGCTGTCCAGGAAGTTCCATCATATTCAGATGTTGTAGTAAATAAACCAGAAGGACCTGCATTTGTACCACCAAAAAATAAACCTGCAGTTTGAGTTCCTGCACCTGCTCCAAAATAACCACCATTAGTTAAACTTCCACCATTTGTCCAAGACGTACCATCATATTCCTCAACCGCTGTTGGTGAAGGATTTCCACCCATTGCTAATGCTGCTGTTTGAGTACCAGCACCATATGATCCAGCTCTTCCAGTATTTAAAGTTCCTGGAACTGTTGTCCAAGATGATCCATCATATTCTTCTGTAGCTGTACTTACACCAGAACTTCCCCAAGCTAAAGCAGCCGTTTGAGTTCCACAAGATCCTCTTTCAGTAGTAGAAGTATTTATATTTCCACCAGCTGTCCAAGTACTACCATCATATTCAAATGTACTAGTAAGAAAAGCTGTAGTACCATATCCTCCAGCTACTAAAGCTGTAGTTTGAGTTCCTGCACTAACCATGCCATTTCTAACCGCTGGTAAATTTCCACCACTTGCCCAGGCACCTGAAGTTGTAGCACTTCTCACTTTCAAAACAGCAGACGTAGAATTATACCACACCTGACCTGTTTGTGGATCAGATGGATCGGACGCTAGGTACTGGACTTTTTGTCCATATGTTCCGTAATACGTTGCCATAAAAATTTTATTCTAAAACGATAGCAGTTGGTCGTTGTCTATTAAACGTTTGTTGCTTCTGTTCATCAGGTAAAGCGTCCCACGCTGCTTGAGCTTTTGCAACTTCTGCATCAACTATTGCTTGTGCTTCTGCTTTTGTTTTGAAAGTACCTGCTACTTTATTAACCCAAAGATTTGCATCTTGGTTATCAGCTGGTATCTGCCAAACATTACCTGGAAACCCAGAAACTTGGTATTTAGATGAATCACTGTGAGTGATAAATCCTTTTCCCCAACATTCTGCTACACAGTATTTATATGTCATGTTTCCTCCTTATTAATTTATATTTATACCATTTTTCATAATCATTGTATATTACGAAGTTGTTATGGTTTTAGTTACTGGGGCTCCAGCACCTGTAAATTCTTCGGTGGCATTCTGATTACCACCAGGAGTAGCACCACCAAAATATATTGCAGATGCTTGTGTTCCACCACCCCATCCATCTGTTCTAGGAGTAGCCATAGTAGCTGGCAAAGTTGTCCAACTTGTTCCATTCCAAGATTCTGTAGCACCTGTTAAAGGATATGCATTACCACCAAAAGCTAAAGCTAAAGTTTGAGTTCCTCCCAAACCTAATCCGTATCTAGCAGTATTCATTGAACTCACTGAAGTCCATGTAGAACCATTATAAGATTCTGTAGATGCTAAACTTGTAGTACTAGATCCACTTGGACCACCATCAATTCCACCTGCAGCTAATGCTGCAGTTTGAGTTCCACAACCACCTACACTAGATCTTGCAGTATTTAATCCTGTTGGATTATTTGTCCAACTGCTTCCATTCCATAATTCTGTGGCTGTTTGTGCTCCATAAGTTACATCACCACCAAACGCTAAAGCTGAAGTATTAGATGCACCACAACCACCAGGAGCAGTTCTTGCTGTGTTTAATGAAGGTGTACTTGTCCAAGTTGATCCATTAAAAGATTCAGACGCTGATGAGTTTGCTGTAGAATAACCACCGAAAGCTAAAGCTGAAGTTTGAATTCCTGCTCCACCAATTCCACCTCGTCTAGCTGTATTTAAAGATCCTGTTGATGTCCAAGATGTACCATCATATTTATATGCAGCTGATACAAATGTACCTGCTGGTGAATTACCACCAAACGCTAATGCTGCTGTTTGTATTCCTGCACCACCTAATTGAGTTGTTATAGTAGGTAAATTCCCACCACTTGCCCATGTCCCAGCAGTCGTAACTGCTGCTAGTTTAAAAGCATAAGTAGCATTATTATACCAAACTTGTCCTTCATTACTTGGAGATGGATCGGATGCAACTGATTGAACAGCAAAACCATTTATACCTTTATAAGTAGCCATGGTTATTTATTCTGTAATAGCCAGCCTTGAGTGTTGTCGGTAAATACTAAAGTTAAACCAGCTCTTTCAACTGACACGGTTAAATCTTCTGCTACACCTTGAATATTTTTTCCATTTCTTGCAATAATGAAATTATAGGAATCAAATGTTCCAGCATAATCAATGAAAGATACGAAGTCTCCAAGAGTTGGTGATGATGGTAATGTTGCTGTAATTGCAGTGCTGTTTGAACTTGTATTTACAAAATATCCTTCTTTTGCAGTAACAGTAAAGTTTGTAGTTTTAACTGTTTGCCAAGCTGCTCCGCCTGATACGGTTGCGAATGTTACAGCACCTGAACCATTAGTTTGTAATACTTGGTTTGTTGCACCATCTGCAGTTGGTAAAGAATAAGCTGTAAAACTTTGTACACCTGCTGTTGTTACAACAATAGGAGCATTATTAAATGAAGGTAATGTGTTAGGTAATGTAAAACTAACATTAGATGCAACTGTTGCACCTGCTTTTAATGATACATAGTTTGAGTTATCTGCATCTCCAAATCTAACTTCGTTTTGATTAGGTAATCTGATAGTAGATAAATCATTGCCTATATCAGTAGGATTTGTTCCATCTAAATAAATTATTTTATGACTTTTATCAGTTGCATCCCAAATAACAGAAGATCCTCCAACTTGATTTAATGCTACTGTGAAAGCTCCTGATGTTGCATTATCCACAATGTAAGTTTTTTCAATTCCAGTTTCAATAAATATTGTACAGTTTGCAGTAATTGTTCCTGTAAATTTTAAAATAGCATTTCTTGCATCTGAAATAGTAGCATTTGTCATTGACAATGTTGTATTAGTAGATGTAAGTGCTATAGATTGAAAACCTGCAATGGCTTGTTGTAATAAATTTAAATTTGAGTTTGTTTTATCTCCCCAAGTTCCAGAGTTTTCCCCTGTTACCATTAACTCTAGTTTGAGGTCTGTAGAATAGGATGATGCCATAAAAATTCTTATAAATTATGTAATATTATCAATTTTAGTTTCATTAAGCGGCTATGTCAACAACCCCCCAGTTATTAGTTACCCCTATATCAATAACTGCCCAAGCCGTAATAAATAAACGACCTGTAGAAGCTGTCATATTTACTCCTGTTAATATAACAGATCCATCAATAGTAAATGTTACTGTTCCTGTGCTAGTTAAAACGCTAGAACCAGTTAAAATAACAGTAGCTACATCACCCGTAGCTGTGCCTGTAGTTGTGTTTAATAAATTTGTAGATAAAGTAACAGAAGCATTTCCAGTAAGAACTTCATCTCCTATTAATACAGTAACTTGATTACCAGTTACTTCGAAGGAAGATCCCGCATCAGCTGTTATTGTTCCAACTGCAGAATTCATGGAATCACCTACTACTATTTCAGATGTATTACCATTTGCAGTAATAGATATTGGTCCAATAGTTGTATTTAATAAATTTAGAGTTGTTAAACTAATTGCAACATCCGCAGAAGTACTTTCATTACCTAAATTTATTTGTAATAAATTTGTAGATAATGTTAAATTAGAATCAGCAGTAGCTGAAACTATATTAACTGTAGAATTTAATTGATTTCCAGTTAACGCAACATCGTTATCTATTTGAATTAAAACAGAACTTGTAGTAGTCCCAAGAGCCGTGGTTATGTAACCAACTCCCCAAGCATTAGCGCCCCACGAACCTTGGCCCCACGCTTCAAACGTTACTGTAGCGTCTTGATTGCCTTCTCCCCAGTATCCTATACCGTATACGCCTGAACCCCAGGGAGCCGACATGAATTCCTCCTTAAGCTATTCTTAATATAGCTGCTGCCGATGTAAAAGCTGGGAATTGAATTGTAAATGTTCCAGATGTTGCAGTTTTAACAGCACCAAAATCTAATACACAAACAGCTTTATTACTTGCTGATGAATTATATATTACTGCACCAAGTGCACTTAATGTAACTCCTGTAAAAGATAAATCTGCAAAATCTACTATACCTACTGAACCATCTAGTGATACTTGTTGAGAAGCTAATACTCCTCCACCTGCAGTATACTGTCCAGTATTTGCAACTTCATTAGTTGATGTATATATTGTTGTAGTAGCGTTTAATACTGCGTTTGATTGATAAAGCGCTAATTTAAAAACTTGCCCTGAACCAGAATCAAAATCGTGTACAGCTCCTAATAGTTCTGATTTAAAACTATTACAAACTGCTTGATCTATACTTAATGTCATAATTATTCTCCTATAAATTTATTATGGTGATGGTGACGGTACTTTAATTCGTAACGTTCCATCTTGATACTCGTCTCTACGTCTTCGACCTGTTTGCTCTAACGTAAATCCTTGTAATGCCATATTATACTTCTCTTGATACAGTTTGTACATATCCATAGGTCCTTTTAAGTATGCAAAAGCTTCCACTAAACATGCATATAATAATAATTCTGGTGCATTAATAGAAATATAAGTTTCTGTGTTTGTTGCACTTAAACCATCTGGAGTATAGATATAATCTAATTCTACTACAAAATTTGAACTTGGTTTAGGAGCTACTTCAATAGCATTTTCTCTAAATGTAGCATAATATTTAGGAAAACCAGCAGATCCTGATGAATTATATTCTGTTATAAATGTATCATCTCTTGGTTCTAGTGATACTTGAATACCTGATGTATTTGTAGCAACAACAGAACGAACAATTAAAGCTCTTCTAGAACTATTAGTACCAGATGAACCAGATGAATTAGGTAATGCTAAATATTTATTGTTAGCTGTAAATGTAGATGTCGCGTACTCGCGCGCGTAGTCTGCGTCTGCTTCTCTAAATATTTTAAATTCAGCATCTCTAATAAAACCATCTACAATAGTAGCTGTTAAAACTTCAGAACCTACTTCTGTATAATCTCTAATTTTTTGTACTAATTCTGCGTATGTCATTTTATGTTATACTAACAGTTACTTCACCTACACCTGTGTAAGCTGCTCTTTTTGTATTAATAATATCTCCACTTATACCTGGTTGCATTCCGTTTGAAACATATTGTCCTGGCCAATAATATAAATCTAAATCAACATCACATGCACCACCAGGTCTTACATCTGCTCTTGGAGATTGTAATGCTTGAGCATCTCCTCCTTGAGATCTAAGTTCTAATTGAGGTTGTTTAGCTTCATATTCTGAAAAATGTACAAATGAACCATTCCATTCTTTAACCATTTCAAGATAAGGAAATTGCATTCCTGATCTATCTGATATAGCTAGTGATCTTTTACCTTTAGCAAATACTGGCATAAATTATCCTTGTGGAAAATAAGTTTGTGGTGATATGTATAAACTAGTTCTTTGTCCATCTTCATCCAAAGCTCTTTTAAATTCATCTTCATAAGCCATTTTTAGTAAATCAATTCTTTCAGGAGATCTTTTTTGTGCTAAATAATAAGCAAGTCCTGAAACCATACATGGTATAAATCTATAAGGTAAATCTGCGTCATTAGTATAAGAACCCGCATCTTGAATTCTTTGAATATAATAATATTTTAAAAATTGATAAGTAATATTATCAGGAGCAAGATATAAACTAATGGTAGGAGTTATCTGTCTATCCACATAGTACTGTGAGGGCTGACCAGTTTGTCCTTTGTTAGGAAGCGCAGCATAAGTTGATCTATCAATTTTAGTTAAAGATAGATCTGTTGTTGATGTTGTAATACCTGATGTTGAAGATACATAAGCCTCTAAAACATCGCTACAATCACTTGGTGTAGCGTAAGTAATAGTGCCTGCAGTTAATGCTTGATTTTTTAATTCTACTTTCCAAAGATGAACTCCTCTATTACCCCATTCAGAAAACAATATATTTAAGCTTCTTCTAGCTGACTTGATGTCATAACCAGAATTAGATCGAATGCCTATTCTTTCATAAGCCTCTTCTACAATCTCATCAATTGATAAGTTAAAATCTGTTGTTCCTGATGTAGCCATTTATATTAAATCTCCATAATATTTTTTTTGATGCGGTTTAGTATAAATCATACCACCTTTACTTTTTTCTGTTGGTTTTTCTTCTACTGTAGTTTTAAATTCTGCTGCTTTATATCCAGTTCTTTCTTCTGGCTCTGTAGAAGTTTGACTTCCAGTATTAGTTTTATAATCAATATAATCTTGTGGTGAAGCTGCTGAAAGTTTTGATACAATTGTACTAGGATCTGGTATTCCTCCAACAAACATTTTATTAACTTTCTTTTTAATAGATCCACCTTTAAATTTAGTCTCTGGTTCTATTTTAATTTTTTCTCTTGTTTCTTTTTTAGCTGCTTCAAATGCAGAACCTTCTGACATATCAATGCGCATATCATCATATGTTTTTTTGAAATAAGCTCTAACTTTCTCAGATGCTTTAGGAAAGGCTTTTTCTGCTATATCTAAAATTAGTTTAGGCTTAACCATTATTTTAATAAATCTCCATAGTAATCTACTTTAGATTCGTTTGAATGTTTTACTCCATCAAACTCTCCACTTATAAATTTACCAATGTAAGCACCTTCACTTGCAAATGTTTTAACATTTGTAGGTTTAGGACCAGTGTTTCCTGCTGCTCTTTTTCTTGCAACTGCTGAACGTCTTTGACCTTCTGACATTGATCTAGCTTTAGCTAAGGGAACACATTTAGGATATCCTTTTCTTTTTTCTCCTCCAGATCTTCCACAAGGAGCAAAGGAACCATCTTTGCGTTTAGCTCCGATGTCTACCCATTTTTCTGCAACCCATTTACGTAAACTCATATTAATATTTTTTAGTTACTTTTCTTCTTTTTTCCATTACAGCTCCACAACCTTTAGCAACACCACCTTGTTTATAATTAGATACTGCTTTTCTTTCTTGTGAAATACTACCACCACTCATTTTCTTTTTTTTACCACCAGGTGTTACTTTACCAGAGCAAACTGCTGATGCATACATATTCGCGTACGCGCTAGGGTACACTTTAAATTTTCTTTTAGCCGCAGCTTTTCCTCTTGGGCAAAGTTTACCCATTATTTTTTCTTTCTTCTTTTAGATTTAAGCATAGCCCTTGATGGCTTTGCACCTCGTATCTTACCTTCGATTTGTTGCGGTATTTGTGATCTTCCTATTGGCATTTTTACTCCATTGGTGAATAAACAATTTTACCACCTATCTTCTGAGCCTTCAAGTATTGCTTCCTATTGCCATTTGTTGAATAACTACAATGTACCCATCCAGAATTAGGTTCATTTTCATTCCAAAACTCTAATATGCATTGATCATAATCAAGATTAGTTGTAATCCAATCAGCTAATTCTTTATTAGCTATACCAAATATCTCAAAATCTGCTGCTTGACCTTTAGTATGCTGACTTTTAGATGAAGAACCTACAGCTTCACAAAGTGCCGCTGATCGATATCCAGAACTCACGGACAAAGGCATACCATAAAAGTCTCTTATAGGTTGTAGTATATTTTCACAAAGTATTTTTAAATTTAATATATGCTCATCACTTGGTGTATTATTTATTCCAAGTCTTGTCGCTTCTTGCGACTTTGTTAATTCATTTAATGTAAAACTTTTACTTAGATTCATTTCTTAATTTTATAATAACCTCAATAACATGTTTTTCATACTCTTTGTTTGTAGAAAAATTATCTAATGTTTTAGCCATTGCAATAGGGTTCCTATTTAATGTTAATTCTCTAACTCTTCTAAATTCTGCATACACTTTTTTTGTATTTAGAATTTCAATATAGTATTTAACAGAATCACACTTAGTTTTAAAGACTCTTACTCGCCAATCTATTGATTCAGGTTGTCTATAAGGCAACATACCTTCTTTAGACCATACCCTTATACCAAATAAGTTATTTCCTTCAATAGCAAAACGTGAAGTTCCATAATTACTTTCAACAATAGCTTGAGCTATTATTAGTTCTGTATTTACTTGTTTTCTTGTGGGAGTATCAAAATTGACGTAGGCGATACATTTTTTAAGGGAAGTGATGAATTCTGCATTGTTACGATATTCAAACCTCGGGGGACCAAAACCTAGACTTTTCGCCCAGGCGATCGTGGCCGATTCAGTCTTCTTCTTGGCGACTGGATTCGGAAAGAATGTACCTAATACAAACGCTAGAAGAGCTACTATCAAATATTTTATTACTATACTCTTTATTGTCATAACATTTACATTGATTTGAGAGACAGCATCCAACTGTCAGATTGTTAATACAATTAATCTTGCTTAACTTCTTTGATTCTTTTAATGCCATGTTTATCTATTTCTATAATGGCTTTTACTTCTTTACAACTCCATGAAGTAACACTAGGATTACCATCACGTTCTACTTTTCTTTTTTGTTCTAAGCAATCAGCAACATTAGCTTTAGGTGAATAGCCTTCTAGTTTACCATTCATATACATTAATAATGCAAATACTACTTCTATCATTATTTACCTCTTACGGTATCTAATTCTTTTTCTAATTTATCTACTTTCTTTTCTAATTGAGATATTAATACTTTAGTGTGAACATTTTCCTCTAATTGTTTTGTATGTTTTTCTATTGTTTTAGCTTGATACTCAATCAACATAAATAATTCTTGGTTTTTTGGAGTTTGATCTGCTTTTTTAAGAAGATCTTGAGCCATTAATTTCTCATTAGTCTCTATTCTATTTAATCTTTCAACAATACCAAAATACGTCCATACTGCTACAACAATAGCAGATACAATAGCAACTATATTTTTAATCGGTAGTGCTACACTTGTTTGGTCGCTTAATTTAAATTCACTGCTCATATTTTTTTATCCTTATCCATTATATCATAGAAAAAATTGTCTGTGTCATCTG